TCAAACAATCGGATGATCTCTAGGCGGTTGGCGGGGTCTTTGGCGGTGGCTTGGGCTAGCCAATCGCGATAAGTTTTTGCGCGTGTGCTGCTTTTTGTGCGCTCGAATTTATAACCCATGTCGATGATGTAAGCGGGTGGGTAGTTCATCCTGTGACCTCCTCAATGACGGAGAAAAGGCGGTTTAGTTCCTCATCGCTTAGATCAAGCTCGCGGGCGATCAGGTCGCTAGTTGCTTGGTGCGACAAAGTTATGCGGGCAATCTCGAAAATGGTTTGTAGGTCTGACTTGCTCATGTTGTCCTCACTTGTACAAAATCAGGTCACGAAGGGTTCGCATCTCATCGCGCCATGATTGCCCGCAGATATAGTTCACCCCTCCGTCGTCAACAGTTACGCGAGAGAAAAGCCCCGCATCTTGCCAAAGGGACAAAGGAAGGTTAATTCGTCGCGCCAGTTTGTTGACTGTTTCGCGTCTGCAATATTTGCTGACCATGCAGAGTAGGTCGTGCTTTTGTACGTCGGTCAGGGTGGCGGGTTTCCCCGCTTTAGCGTCACAGATAAGGTTGTTGAGGTTGGTCATCGGATGGTCTCCTTAAAGAATTGCGGGGTCGTGGGTGGTAAACATGGTTCAAGCCTCCCAAATGCCGTAGCCCTTGGGCATGCGGACAAGCCCATGCTGATGGCGGAATCGGGCGATAGCGTCCTTTTTGTTCGTGCCGTAGCAAGTCATGGCGACATGTATCCATGTTGGGATGTGGACAAAATAGCGTTTCATCGGATGGTCTCCTTTGTGGTTTCTAGGTGGTTGTGAAGTTGCTCAAGTACTTGGGCGCGTGTGCCGGTATAGCCCTCGGCTTTGAGGATTTTGTAAGCTGAATCTCCGCGCTTTTTCATGCCCGCGATCTCAAGGCGCAAAGCCCCCCGAAGGGCTAAAAGGCGGTAACGGGCGATTTGCTCGGGTGTGTCTAGGACAATGGCAGTCATCGGATGGTTTCCTTTAAATGTAATTAACTGTCAGGGTGGCACAGTCAGACCATAAACCGCAAACCTCGCAAAATGTAAAGTCCTCACCCTCATCGGGTGACACATCAAAGACCTTGTGCATCGGTGCTTTAAGGTGGTAATGGTCGGGAAGGTTTTGTTCCCATTCCCACAGTTGCGTCCCCTCGTCATCGGTCAAGCCTGATTCATCGTCATTGATGAGGGCAGACACAAAGTGTTTTGCGATCTTGAATTCATAGGTTTTCATGGTCTCTCCTTTGGTTGGTGGTAAGTAATCCCCAAAGCCCTCACACAAGGGCTTCAGGCAGTGCTTAACGCTTCGCTTTGGGTTCAAAGAATCCTACCCACTGAGTGCCCTCTACTTGGGGCTGATACATCTTGATTTCATAGGATGCGTCGTGCGGTACAGGCACAAGGTAAAGGCTGTACGGGTAGCCCTCTTTTTCCATGTGCTTGATAAGTTGCACAAGGTTTCTTTTCTCGTTGGTGGTTATCCAAGTGCAAACGGATGAGGCGTAGAAGTGAGATGTTTCGGGATGGTTTTTCATGGTGTTTCCTTTGGTTGGGTTTATCCGAGGTTGACATCGCGCACGATATAACCGGCTTGTCGGGCGATCTTGGAAGCTTGGGCGCGGGAATTAGCCGACACTTCAATGGTCGAGGTCTGTCCGTCTTTAGACACGCCCACTAGGTAGGTGTATCGGGTGGCGGGGTTGTTGGTGTTGAGGGCGATCATGGTTTTTCCTTTGGGTTATTGGCGTTTGAAATTTGCACCGTCGATCATCATCCGGAAGATGCCGTTTTCGAAGGCGAAAATTACGGCTTTGGCGGCAGTCGCGGAGATCGAGCAAGTGTCACAGGTCACAGTCAGTCCGTCGGCAGTCCTACGCACGATCAGGTCGTGTTGGTCGTTGAGCTTGAAGCGGGCAACGGGCTGAGCTTTGCGAGCTTTGATTTGTTCTCCTACGACTTTGCGAATGCTTTGAGTCATGGTGTCGCTGATTGGTTGGTTGGTTAACATTATCAATCCTTTGTAACTTGGTGTAAAGCAGTGTAACGAAATGTTGTGCCTTACACATATATAGCATAATAGAATCGTGCCATGTATGAAAAAAGCCTTTAAAATCAACGCTAGGGGATTTCCCTATGTAATACGTTTGGTTTCAAAATTACATTGAATCAGGTTTTGCTTTTGAATATAAAAGTAGTACAGAAACAAGCAGCCTAAAAGGGCTAGAAAAATTAAAATTTTTCTGTTCCAATCGCGCCCGTAAGGACATAGCGAAGCGGGTCGGCTTTGCTTCCCATTCCCCCAATACAGGAGAGAGAGAACACACATGAAGACACTAAGCAGAAAGCAGATAAGGGAAGGTCTAGAGCAAGTCCCAATGGCTGACATACTGGGCGTTTCCGGTCGTGCTTTGACAGGGAAACAGCAAGAGTTCGCAAAGGGGCTAGCAATGGGTAAGACGAAGGCTGACGCATACAGGCAGAGCCATAAGAAGGATGCAACAAGGGCAACGCTCACGACAGAGCCTTACAAGCTTGCCAGTGACCCGCGAATCGCCCTTGAGGTAGAGGCTTACAGGCTGGCAATAGAGGCATCGAAACATCGCACCCCTGTTGCTTTGAGGGAGTTGGTAATCCAATCCCTTGTCCAAGTATTGATTGACCCTGACGCTAAACAGGCGACAAAGGTGCAGGCTTCTAAGGTACTCGGCACAGTGACAGAGGTTTCCGCTTTCACCGAGAGGCGCGAGGTTCGCACGATAAGCAGTAGCGCAGACACGAAGGCGCAGATCATGGCGCAGTTGCGTGAGATGCTCAACGGGCGCGCGGAGGATGCGACGATCATCGAGGCGGACACCCTTTTGCGCGAGCTATCGGGCGAGACCCACCCACTCCCGACCCCCCCAAATGACGTTGCGGAGTCCCAAGATCCTATACATACTATTCCACCCGAACTGTCAAATAAAGAATCGGTTTTGGATAAAGAATCGGATCCCCCACCCATAGAAAATATTTCCAGCCCGCCAACCCATGCGTTCAGGGAAGACCCCCCGGGTAGAAATGATTAATGATTTCTACAAAAATTTTTCTAGAAATTTTTATCAGTTCTGTGCAGAAATGATAAATGATTTCTGCAACCTAGAAATGATTAATCATTTCTACAAAAATGATTTTTAAAGTTCAGATCAATAAGAAGATGGTGTCGCGAAAGAGCGACAAGACGTTTAACGAGTGTATGGAGGTAGATATGACCCCGGTGCAGAAGGAAGTGTTTTTGATTATTGATGAGTGGTGGAAGAGGTATGGGTTTAGCCCGTCTTTGAAGGACATAGCCCACCAGCGTGGAAAGATGAGTATGTCTAATACTTCTAAAATAATTAAGCGGCTTGTGAATATAGGTGTTATAAAGAAGGTTGATAGACAGGGTAGGACGATTAGACCTGTGTATATAAATTTTCGGAACTTGGAATGAAGCACTTTAGGGCTTAAGGATGAAGCTAGAAGATTTGATTGAGAAGTTGCCTGCGAACGAGCAGGAAGAATTCTTGGCGAGTGTTGAGACGTACAAGAGTGCGTTGACTCGTGAGAAGGCGCATGCTTCTTTTATGGAATATATCAAGCAGATGTGGCCGGGATTCGTTGGGGGGAGACACCACTCATTGATGGCTAAGAAGTTTGAAGATATTGCTAATGGGAAGATTAAACGGTTAATCATCAACATGGCTCCTCGGCATACTAAGTCTGAGTTTGCTTCTTATCTATTACCTTCATGGTTCCTTGGCCGTTTCCCGAATAAAAAAGTTATCCAGTGTTCAAACACGGCGGATCTTGCTGTTGGGTTTGGACGGAAGGTTCGTAACTTAGTAGACAGTGAGCAGTACTCTAGGATCTTTCCTAACGTTGCTTTGAGACAGGATAGTAAAGCTGCTGGCCGCTGGGCGACCAGTGGAGGCGGAGAGTACTTTGCTATCGGCGTTCAGGGAACTGTTACCGGAAAGGGTGCTGATCTTTTGATTATTGACGATCCCCATTCTGAACAAGAAGCGGCGTTAGCTCAAGGCGACCCTACTGTTTTTGATAAAGTTTACGAGTGGTACACCTCTGGCCCTCGTCAGCGTCTCCAGCCGGGTGGGGCTATTGTTGTCGTGATGACCCGTTGGTCGGAGAAAGACCTGACTGGTAGGATCATTAAGGATGCAGCCAGTAGGGATAAAGGGGAAGAGTGGGAGGTGATAGAACTCCCAGCAATCATGCCCAGCGGGAAACCTTTATGGCCAGAGTTTTGGAGTTTAGAGGAGTTAGAAGCTCTGAGAGATGAACTTCCCCCTAGTAAGTGGAACGCCCAGTATCAACAAAGTCCCACGGGAGAAGAGGGTGCTTTAGTTAAACGGGAGTGGTGGAAGATTTGGGAGAAGGAAGATCCTCCTAGGTGTGAATTTATCATCCAGTCTTGGGATACGGCATTTACTAAGAATGAGCGATCAGACTACTCCGCCTGTGTAACTCTCGGCGTGTTTCACCTGAATGAGAACCCAGAAGACATCAATATTATTTTGCTCGATGCTTTCCAGAAGAGGATGGAGTTCCCTGAATTGAAGGAGAAAGCTTTTAACCACTATAAGGATTGGGAGCCGGATGCTTTTGTTGTGGAAGCTAAAGCTGCTGGCGCTCCACTAATTTTTGAACTCCGGCGGATGGGGATCGTAGTGAGTGAATACACCCCGTCTAGAGGTAATGATAAATTTGTGCGTCTAAATTCGGTGACTGATTTGTTCAAGTCGGGTAAAGTATGGGCACCTGATACGAGGTGGGCGCACGAGTTAATCGAGCAGATGGCTGCGTTTCCGAATGCAGATCACGATGACTTGGTTGATGCTTGTGTACAAGCTCTGATTCGTTTCAGACAAGGTGGGTTTTTGCGGCTCGATTCAGATGAGCGTGAAGATCTAATCGGCTTCAGAAAGAAGCACGTTTACTATTGAGGCTCTCATGGAAAAATCTTTATACGAAATGCC